ATCAGAAAGAAACACAACCCAAGCGCCTCATCCGGGTAATCATGCATAGCCTCTAAAATTCCCCTCATAACTTAACATCCATTTTGTTGATTATCTTATAAAATATATCCCTAGTCAGCTCAATATCATAAGTAGCGTCATGGAGTTTATTCTCATCAATCTCAATACCCATGGTCTTAGCCACGGTCATCAACTTAAAGTTCTCCATATCGTTTCTTACACCCATCAGGAATGGTGTTATCATAACATATACATCCATACAGTTAGGATAGAACCATGATCCGAAATACTTATCCCCACATTGCTGGAATAAAGCCCGTAGGAACTGGTTATCGAACCCGGCGTTGTTATATCCCACCAAATACATTTTATCCCTCTTGTCGAACTTATTCACGTATTTGGATAATATACCAACTAACTGCCTGTACCCTTCTTCCATAGGCTGATACGACTGCACCTGCTCCAAGGTAACTCCAGCCACGTTCAGCGCCTCTTGCTCTATCGTGGCGGCAGGGTTCGGGGCTAGGCGAATGTCAAACCTCTCGGCCTCCTGCCCGTCGATATCCACGATCCCTCCTATTTGGTGTATTCCGTTTCTCCAGAACTTAACCCCGGTTGTCTCTAAATCGAAAAATAGTAATTTGCTCATATCTATTGATTTTTAAAATGTTCCTTAATCTTCTCCAATGCCTCATAAGACAGATAGCTGTTTATGGCCTTATTGCTATTTACTTTCATCAACTCATCAAACAGATCTTTAGCCAGTACTTTCCACTGTTCTCCCCAATCACGGAGATTCTCGACCTTTGACCGTATATCCTCGAAATAAGAATCTACGTCTGATTTGATTGATTTTGAATAGTATTTAACATCCTCCTCATCCCCATCCATAATATAATCACATTGTGTCCTGATATCTTTTATATGGCTATCTATATCACTGCACATATAATCAACAGGTTTACGTATATTGAATATCGCTTCTGACGTAAGACTGGTTATATCTTGTATGTCTTTTAAATTACCCATGATTTAATCAATTAAATACCAACCATCCACCTGCAAATCCCATCCCAAAAACGAATAAGATTATAGATGTAAATAATATCCAATCTTTTGCGCTTAGCTCATTATTATCTCTCTTTATTTTCTCAAGATAATCATATATAGCTGTATAAACAGCATGGTGAATATTCTTGTCTCTAGCCCTTACGATATTATCATATTCATTATATCCTAGATTATGGGTGGAGCTTTCGATCCTCATATTCCCCGTAACCTTTTTATTTACATCGAAATCGAAACTAACCACTATATCGGTGGTTAGAGCGCTGGCGATTTTGCTTTTTATCTCATCATTACTGAGATTAGCATCGTGCACTAATCGCTCATAGTCTTTATCGTCAAGAATTATCTGTTTTTTAATGTTCATATCCCTAATATTTCTGCTACATAAACAAATCCATAACATATATAATTATCAGCGTCATGCTCACCCCAATTCACATGCCATACGACGGCGCACGGGAAATATAACGGCATGTCCTCAGCCATAGGATCCTCTTTGAGGTCATCGATGTTTATCTTCTCCCTCCACCTCCACAGGTCTTGGATATCGTTCAAAATTAATTTCTCCATAACTATGACGGATGTTAGATGTTAGTAATTCAATAGCTAAGCTGATCATAGCTCCCGCTTCAGTAAGTTGATTCATTTGGGCGTACATTCTATGCTCTGCACTACGATAAGCCTCTCTACTACTTATGGTGTCTAGTAAATCATCTATAGCGTTTCTAAGAAGATCGGTCATCCCATGCCCTCCTATGCCCTTGAAATAATAAATATCACGACCAGCGTAAAACATGTCCTGATATCTTTTAGCTACATACTCTATCCCGGATAGATGGTATTTCTCGTTGTCTATCTCCACCTCTCCTTCTTCTATAGCTCTCAACAACTTCCAATCTATCTTTACATCAGCTTGACGATTTTTTACCTTTACATAGGCATATCCGCCATAATGAGAACCCAGCGTCCTCATCGTAAGTTCATTGACTTTTTGTTTGTCTCCATCCATAATAATCTGGTTTTTAATGTTGATACAAAGATATGATTTAAACAAAAATAAAAGCATGAATAATATTAAAATAATATTAATCATGCTTAAATATAAATATATCCCTTCTAGTTCTCACGGATATACGTATTCGTACTCATCTGGAGGAGATGTCTTATATTCAACATCGCACTCCATATTGGTGTAATAGTTATCCCCTTTTCTGTATACTAACGCTACCCAACAGTCATATTTTTTGCTGTATCCTATAAGAGGGACATTAGCCATAGGCGGATTATCCTCCGTTTTGTATCTTATTCTTGTTACTTGTTTCATGTTTTCATGGATATAAATACTCGTATTCTTCCGGTGGATATGTTTCAAATTCAGCATCATACTTCATGCAGGTGTAGTACTTATCCCCTCTCCTGTACATTACTTCCCACGGACAACTATATTTTTTGTTGTATCCTAAAAGAGGAACCCCTTCTATAGGAGGCTTATCTTTCGTTTTGTACCTTAATTTTGTTATTTGCTTTATGTTCATATAATCTTATGTTTAAGTAATTCCATCATCATCGAAAACAATGTGTCTACAAGAAGTTTCTCGCTACTCCAATACATAGGAATCTCATCTATATCTCTATACGTTACAGACCATGCATGTTTTAGCTTATAACATTCTAATGTACAACCTTCTATCTCATATGGGAGTAAATTCAGTAACGTCCCTACATCCCAAACAGGATTGGATACATCAGGGGTAACGGCCTCTATCAACCCTATACGACCAGCGTTATCCTCCATAGAATGTAATTGATCCAGATACTTGTCTCTGAAGCCGCTGGCGGTAGAGATAGGGAGGCCGGCCTCGACCAGCACTCTTCCCTGTTCTTTTGTGGTAAAAATCCGTTCCTTCATAATTTCATTTTCCTTTCTACTGTAACTATCGTATCATTATGCCATCCCCCATGAGCCACAAGAAGAATCTCCTGCTGCTCGAAGCCAAGCCCGGCCCCTATACCGCCGGAGTTCCACGCGCAGGTAATGACCACCCCTCCTTTCTTGGTGATCCTAGCTATCTCCTTCTTCTGTCTAGCCCAATAACTAGATTGTGTTGTTTGCATATTAACAGATTCTCCAAGCTTTTTATATGACTCGGATACCTGTCTCGCGGAATATGGTGGATCATATAGTACCATATCAGCTATATTATCCTTAAGACCACACAGGAAGTCCGTGGCGTCCTTATGATGCATAGCCTTAGTCTCAGGATCAAGATCGTTGGTGATCGTCCCTATGTCGCTGTTTCTGGCGAATGGATCCACTATAACCATCCCCTCTTCTCGATATTTATCTATAAGTTCCCTTATCGGTCTTATGCTGAATGTCTCTTTATTCGGCATCGACCATGTCTTGTTTATGATCATATCGCTGTAATTGTGCTTTAAATATGAGTTTCATGGTACTTCTAGGTATAGGATCACATATATCCTCCCACCAATTCTCGTGCCCTTTCGGCGGATGTATATCCTTTTTCCATGAAGATCCCTTAACTGTCTTGATTCTTCCGTATGGTCTCATTTTGCTCGTGTTTACCTTCACATATCATAATTGTTTATTTATTCTCAGACCTAAAAATATCTTTTGCGAACATATCAAGGGTAAGTTTATGTATCTTAGGTAAGACCTTAACCAATTTAATACCAAAATTTTCTCCCCTCTTAACAAAAGTCCATTTACCATATATGATTCCATGCATCATATTCTGTATTACTTCCTTACTGTCTGTCAAGAATACTTGGTAATAGACACTTTTGGCATAATTAAAATCCTCCCCATGATCATTTGCCGGTCTTAATATCATTACAGCCGAAGAGCGTCCACGAACGAATCCGTGTATCTCAAGGCATTCATCAAACTCATAATTATCACGTTCCTCATCATGAACATCCTTAACCCATTTACATGGTCTCCCGTCCTTAAACGGGATCTTTAACTGTTTCTTTGCCATCTTTTAAATTATATTATAATGTTAGGTACTTATATACTTTTCTACACCAAAAGCGTATTTTCATGCTTCATAGGGACATTGTTGAATCCGCTTACACGAAACTGATTCTAAAGAGGTCTCTTCACGTGCTTTAATTCCCGGCGTACCTCCGGTATCGTTTGTTAATCGTAACTATATAAACCCGGTGTAAAGTTATATATAATCACCATTGTCAGTTATATTGATATCACTTCACAAGTTCAATCTTCCCTTATCATCCAATTGCATATGGATAAAACCTTTTGTCACCTTCTTCCCGGCTTTAAGAGCCTCTACGTCTTTATCGGTAATCTTTTTCATACTTTCGATATTTTATCGTTACAATTAAATTCATCTTTCATCCTGATCTTTATGCCTCCATATGATAATTCCTTATGAGCTGTGACAAAATAATCAACCGCATCTTCATCTAATAAACTATGCGGACACCTTTCCCATACAGGGTTTTGATCTAGATGATCCCATGTGGCTACAAGTAACCTATTCTTGTCATCATCAATAGCTATTTTGTATGTCCCTGTAGTAGCCTTACGTTTAATGATCGCTCCATTTAACATCTGTTTCTTAGCCCAGCTCCATGAGCCTCTCAACCCAAATGTTTTTATAACCCAGTCATTTATCTTCTTCATTTCAAATTATTTGTTAAAAGTGTAATATAAATATAAATACATAAATTGAATAGGGCTATTCACCATGCCCTTATCAGTAGGATCATCGTATTTGTCAAGCCAAAGACGAAGCGCCTCCCAATCGATATCCTTACGGTCACATACCATGCAGGCTAGGTTAGCCCCGAACAGTTCCCCGTCGCCGCCCAGCGACTTGTTAAACCTCTTGGCTAGTCTTTCCTTGAATCCATTATCATACCATATCCCGGAAGTAGCGGCATAACAATAATAAGCGTTGTATTTCATTTTCACGCCCATCCTCTCAAATAAAGACGTATGCCATATCCGGTCAAGGAAGAATACTATTCCACGATAGATAAAGGTTCGGAGATTCTTCCTGTATTTCTTCCCTAAGAAGCTATCTACGCAAGATATAGTCCCGCCTGAATAGTACCAGTTATTGGCGCCTCTCTTGACCTTATCCGTCATCTTGAACTTATTCTTTCTGTCTTCTACCCTATCCCACGGCTTCAGCTTATCCTCATTAAATGTCGGGCAATAATGATAGTAATGATTGATCCACGAGAGGTAGGGATTGTATATCGTATATCCATTGTCGCTGACATATGAGTTCATATCATATCCAAGTTCTTTGGCTAGAATAGATCCTTCATCAGCTAATACCTTCAATATCGGGTTCAAGTTCCATATCTGATCTTGGCTGACGAACATCGAGTAGCATGGATCCTCATCCTCCCCATACCATCCTCCCATCCCGCTCACTATTTTATCCAAATCAAGTGAATAATCTTTCCCGGATGAAAAGTCATCTCTAAGGAAAAACCCTCTATATGGGATCATGTCATATACACCCGGTTGATCCTCAAACATATGTTTAGCGTTCTCGGTCAATCTGATCAATGTTTGCAAGGCGGAAGATATATCTATGGGCGCATATTCACACCTATAGACCTTATTATTTATCCAAAGATATTGAAGAAGCTCGGCTATATTAATAGTCCCGTCCTCCACATATCCCGTCTTGTTGTCGAAGTTTATTTTGGCTAGAGGTATATTACTCCCTTGTGGTTGACCGCTTTTTTCATTACAACAATGCACGAACCTGTCAAAGAATATATCTTTCCAGCCAAAATATTTATCACTTAGCGTCATGAGCCTATTTCTTATCGTATAATGACATGACGTTAATAAGATCAGCCTTTCTGCACATCCCCTCAAGTTTATTAAAGCCATCCATATTATCTCCACTGACGATAATAGTAGGATATACCTCTATACCGTACTTGGATATCTCCTCATCCGTGGCTTTGTTCTCCGGGATCTGGTTTAACGTGACCTCACCCTCATATTCCTGTAACGTGTTGGCGATAATATATCGCATGTAATCGCTGTACTCAGCGTCTTTCTTCGTGAAAAAATCAATTCTTACCATCTCAAATAGTTATTAATCTGTTAATAATCAAATCAGCGATAAATATAGCATTATCTACCTCATCTATACTCATCTTTCTCCCATCGAAATTGTTAGATAATAAATCCTTAACAATCTGATATCTACGCTGCTCCCAATTTACGTTTACATCAAAATTCAGATTCTTTACATAATCATAATTTAATTCATTATAACTGTAACTGAGATACTTAACTATCGGGAATAGGCTATCATCAATAGTTCGCTTGATTACATTAACGTATTTACCTGTTCTTTTGTCGATAGCCATTAATCTCTCATCTACTACTCTTTCTCCTGACTCTTCCATTCTATTAACCCTTTGTTATGTTTGTTACTTGTGTAATCATATTCATCATTTCTCTTGTCCCCATATTTAAATGGATATATCTCATACGACAATATGGCATCATACACCCTTTTGTCTATCAATCCATTATTAAAATATTTTTCGGCCATTTCCTTCAGCCTTTTTTTCTTAAATTCTCTATAGGCATAAAATGCTTCTTTTTCATTTTCATACACACCTATATGTGTCTCTCCTTCCCCTTTTTCTATTCTACATCTTGACCTGTATTTACCATATTTCGTTTTAGTAACACCCAGTGGAAGAGTCTTATTGTTTGACCATTCAGATTTTATACATTCATTTATTTCCATGGGAACAAACACGCATGTTTGAGGTGAGTATTCTTTGTTCCCTTGGAATATTATATCTTTATCAAGATGAAATGTACTATCATGGCAATTCTCATCATAAAATTTTTTAAAATTGCTGAATATTTTCCATTCATCACATACATAGCAATCTTTATATGCATTGAATTTTTTAGATTTCATGTAACATCTCTTTATCATATGACACCATGTGTTATAACTCCTATCGTTTTTACTCCCGTATATGTCATTTACACCAACCCCGCATATTAATCTTCTGTTCATGTCATATCTACATTTAGGACACCCATGCCCGTTTAGATGATTATGAGGTGTTTGCATAAAATCTCCATGTATCTTACATGTTATAATTAACTTTCTGTCATGCCCATTATATATTGATTTGCTATAATCGTATCTGTTCCCATGTACTATGGATGCTTCCTCTATGAATTTAAATGTCTTATTTTTAGACATATCCTTACCTTTCCCATGTTTGTCATAATATAACATAGCTATTATATTCCATGCCGCACATGCAAGATGATAACAACCGGTTTCTTTGTCAAATTTCTCTCCTTTCATATATTCCATTATATGACGTTGACTCGCAGCAAAATACCTATTAAATCCATCAGGTATATCCTGCCATGAGTTATCAGCGTACTTCTTGGCGCCTTCCGTATATACCCTCACGATGTCCTCTATCTCAGCCAAAGGAAGGAGGTCCCACCGGAGTTTACCGTCGGCCCGGTCGTCCTTCCCGCTACCGTCTTTCCCTACGAGCGGCCCGCTTTCAATCACCGCATCTCCTATTTTTGTCTTCCCGAAATTCATCGCCTCATCCGCCGTCTCATCATCGATAAGCCTTAACTTGATAGCCCTGTTTAACGACACGACCATCTCCTCATCAACCCAAAGGAACCCATATGCCGTATCCATCAATGAAGCTATTTTCATCATTCCCGTATTGTCAGCGGTCTCAAGCACCTCAAATACCTCACCATCATAAACGACTTTGTCGTATTTGCTAAATTCCTCTTTCATTTCAAACTCCTTTTTGTTTTATTATTAGGTAATTATATACTTTTTAGATTAATAAAATTCACTAAGATCCCTGCATTCTGGTGTTTCTCCTGTCATAGAGTAAAGCTCACCAGATGATAGATACACACAATTCGTGGTCTTTCCGTCTATCCACTCGCTTCGCTTCGTAATCCAACAAATAGCGCAGCGTTGGATCCCCGGTCCCGCCTTTACCCACGAGTGCCGTATGTTTCTCTTTCTTGTCCTGTTGGTGTTGTCAAGTTTCCTCATATTAATCCTCCAAAGTCATTATAATCTTATCTTTCCCGATAATAACCTCATTTCCGCTCCTTACATCAAAGCATTTCCCTTCATCTGCCTCCTTGAAATAAAGAACGCCATTGTACTCGAATAAACCGAAGCCGTAATCGTCTAGCTTCATTTCGTCAAGTCTCTTGAATTTATACACCTTTCCCATATCTTTTGTATCTATATTTTGTATTACTAAGCACATCAAAAAGATAGATAGGATTGTCGCTATTAGCCCTCCATAAAATTTAGTCGAATCATTCTTTTCATTTCCTTCTACTATCAAATAGATAGAACACGCCATTATTATAAAGGTAGATCCTAATCCAATCATAACATTTTCCTTGTTTTCAAAAACTCCATCATATCCTCTGCGCTAAGCTGGAAGCCTGCCACCGCCTTATAACCTCCTCCCCCTGGATAGGCTTTACGTGCCAGCGCCGAGACATCCACCTCCTCCTTGGTGGTATAGAACGAGCATCTGAAGAATCTGCCGTTCCAGCAAAATGGCATCATCAAATCGTGTTTTCTAGGATCGTACATAGACTCGAATGTGATGGAGTTAAACTCCGTAGTATTCATACATATCGCCTTGTATCCAAATATATCTGCCTCGAATGAGAACATCTTCATTTCTCCTCTGTTTTTCTCGATGATATATTCTATTATGGCCTCGCCATTTCTTATCATATCAGAAACAAACTCGCCATTCGCCTTGTTTAGCACCTCCCTGACCATGTCAACGTCAAGCCCGCAATACCCTCTCATCCCATATTGGAATGAAAGAACGTCACTCCATTCGAAGCGATCATGATCCCATACATCATAAGCGCTCAATAATTTTACCACGTCAGGGGTTTCGATATCATCGAAAAGATATTCCCACGTAAGCTCACAAGCCGCCGTTCCGATACGTCTTTCATAGCATCTATCGCTGTCTTATGATGGTCTATCCATGTGACATCTATCCCTTTGTCTTTCCATTCATCAAACAGCAAGCTTGTTCTGTCTCCAAATGACACGTCAACTACAAACACCTTATCATATTTATTCACGTCAGGTATTTCCTTGCCGTAATTGTAAGGAAGAAGATCAATGTCCCCTTTGAAATACTTTTTTACTATAGCCGCTGACATTACTCCGTCAAGATCAGCCTCATGATATATACATCCTGTCATAATCTATTGTTTTTGATTAAAAAATCTATGTATTCTTTTATATCCTTGTTCCTATCATTATCCCAGTCAAATATCTCGTTTATGAATTTGAAATACGATACTGGAATCGAATGAAACATCCATCCACAATACCTGCCGAATGTCATCACCGTAGATCCAAGGGGATGATCCGGCCTTCCGGGAACAGGGGCGGCGGTTACGCCCTGCGCCAGCCCCCTCCTACGATCTTTCTTGGCGGCTTTGATATCCAGATCTGTTTTCGTTACCTTATTCCCCATCGGGATATTAGTTATTAGCTTATCGCCGATAAACATTCCCCATCCATGCCCCTTGTAGTTCTCTATACTAAGTTTCCTTATATCACCGAACCTTGACGAGTTGTTACAACAATCAACGACCAAAGCACTATCCTTTCCGTCTTTTATACGGACTGCCCTTCCAAGCCACTGATAAAACGACGAGAACGAGAATGTCGGCCTTCCTACTATCACGCAATCCAGACCCGGATGATCGAATCCCGTACCGAGGGCGGAATAGTTGAACACTACCTTCGTCTTACCTGACTTGAACCCCTCGACTATAGCCTCCCGCTGTTTCTTTGGCGTGCCTCCGTGAACCACTTCCGCCATGCCAGCGCATATCTTGGCGTTCATCCATTCGGCGGCCGTATCGCAGCTCTCAACAGAATCCATAAACACCAGTATAGATCTGCATACGTCTTTTAATACCATCAACCGACGTAAAATAAGGTTGTTTAAGCCGTTTTTTCTCACCGCCTCACTAATAGACTCGGCCGTATATTCGGAGCCGTTAGAATTAAGTTTAAGGGCATCTCCATTGAAATCCCATGTCTCATATTTAAGAGGTGTCCAAAATCCTTGCCTTATCATCTCCTCCACCTGTATGACATGGATTAGGTTCTTGAAATATACCGGTCTCATACGAGTGATGAAATTAAGCTGGGAATATGACACCCGCCCTATCGACATCGTTTTAAGTCTACATGGCGTGGCTGTAAACCCTATCACCTTTCTCGGCTTCAGCTCATTCATGAATGTCATGAACTCACTGCCATCCTCAGGACTGTATCCGGCATGAGCCTCATCTATCAACACGTTCCTGATCCCCATCTCCTTAAGCTGACCAACAACCTTCTTGATAGACCCTAACGTGGCATATATCATGTTAGATAGCTCTTTCTTGCCACAGGAGGCGGAATAGATGGCAGCCGGTATCCCGTAAGATGTGATCTTGTCGTGGTTTTGTATTAGTAATTCGCGAGACGGCTGGAGAACCAGCGTCTTATCTCCCATCAATCTAGCCGCTTCTGCTATGAGGATCGATTTACCGCAACCTACCGGTCCGATGACTAATACCGGATCATGTCTATCAGAGTTTATGTAATCGGAGATACTTTTAACACACTCCTCTTGATATGGTCTTAACTTGTATATCATTTGGGTCTGTAGTTATCAAAAACGTCTTTCACGTACTCTAATCTTATCGCGCATTCCCGACCATCGTCCATTTTTACCATCAAAGTTTCTTTGGTCTTGCTTATGGCTATCACCTCTCCTGTTCCTATCTGGGTATGGACTATATCGCCTATCTTTATATTGAATTTAATCATGATCTAACTTCTTATTAAATTCCTCTATCTTGCTCCTGTCTGTCTCTTTGGTCATCTTAGCCTCTTCCTTGAACATGTCGTACCCTTCCCGGATATTGTCGCCAACCATATTCTCTATCATCTCCCTTAGCTCATCGCTTCTTACGGCAAAAGATATCTGGAATGATTTACTTGTGCCTTTCATCAGGTAATCAATCTCCTTCTTACATTTTGCCATTAACCGATCCAGATTATCGAACTTAACGAACTTGGAGTTGCCATTGGCTTTTCTTACCCCATCCTTGAAATCCTCCAATATCCCGTTAAATACATCCACCATACACATCATGGAATGTAGCCATACCAGCATATTGAATTTATATTCATTATCAGCATTATTCATCAAGCCTATCAAAGACTCACTTTTTGTCAACATGATTTTAGATTCTCGATCTACGATATCCTTTATCTCTTGCCGGTATCTCATGGCTCCAACGAAATCCATCCTAGAGTAACATTCATTTGATTTCTCTACCAATTTCCTGATATCCTTTCTAGACATCAGAAGATCCAATACCTGTTTTTCTCTTTCGTTTTTATCCACGTTACTAAAATTATTTATTTTATTTATTAAATTCACATTCATATCACAAAATGTTTACTCTAACCGGGTTAAACGCCAACCCACTATCGATTATCCCACTGACGTAAGAATCATCGAATACTTTCCTACCAATTCCGATAGCTCCATTGATATCAGCATTTAGCAGCTTCCCAATAGAGCTTTGAAACAATCCTCGTTTCTTTCTTTTGCCTAAATAAACATCATGCTTGCACAGTTTCTCAAAAGCCAGATGATCTACTTTGGAGGTATAGGATTCCTCATTGGTTTGAAAGTTTATTCCAACCAATTTACATTTGTAAGAAATCTTATCAATTAGCTTGGAGAACGGAATCTCAACGAACTTCTGATTTATCCTCTTTCCTAGATTTACTCCATTCTTCCATCCTCTGTTTAACCCTACTACAAGACTACCAATATTATTGTCAATACAATAATTGACAATAAACCTGCTGATCTTATGGATATGATCATCTATCCAAAAATTCCTATAATTATTTAGCTGTCTAAGTCTCCTTGAAGTTCCCTTATCTCCAATGTAAGACATCAATCTAGCTCTCTTCTTATTATACCACTGATTAAAGGACTTGATAATCTTGCCGTTTACAATGAAAGGCTTGATACCTACATCGCTTATACATG